AGTACCAGATATTCCCAGATGAGCTTATCCGTTCTGCCTAAGCAAGTCGGTTGTCGTTCCAGTGTGAAGATACATGACTTGCCGTTTATTGTTTCCGTTTTATTGTCGAACAGTGCCGCAAGCTCTTTGGCTTTGGCTTCTGCCGTTCCTATGTTGGTTGACCAGTGGACAATCGCTTTGTAATAGCGCAGTTCATGATCAGATAGGCTCGATAGTGATTGAGACTTATCGCCAGTGTCTCTTAGATATACGCCTATGTTCTCAGGATTGTTCATGTCTGTGAATTGCGGATAGATAGTTCCGGTTATTTTAGTTGCTATCCAGTCGCGCAAGTCTTTAATTGATATCATTTAGCCATAAACCTCCTGAACGTTTTCTTACACCAATCTTTCCGACTGCCTCTTATCCAAGGCTCTAACCATTCAGACCGAGCGTTTGCATTCTTTGCTGTCTGGAACGTGCGCCCCTCTGGATTCCAGTAAATCTTTGATGCGTATTCAGTGGAGTAGTTTAACCTAAACCCATTAGACATCTCAGAAACCCAGTTAGTATTCTGTGTTGCGCCTGTATCAAAAGGTGTTACTTCTGCGTTCTGAACTTCTGTTTTAAGCGCATAGGCGGTCTGTTGTAATGCCTTGCGCTGTCGAGCGTCTAACTTCCTTAGCGTTGGTGTGTTAGCGACAAATTTAGCCATTACCTCACCCCAAATACAGTTTAGTGTGATGGACAGTGCCGTCTGGATTGCGTGGTTTATCAGCTGACATTACCTGCCAAGTTTCGCCTGCAATGCTGACTGTTCCTGTTCGTATTCGTACACCGTCGGCAATATCGCCGTTCATGTAGATTACGCCGGAACACTTAACCTCGATTCCATCGTCGTTGACAACGTGAGAAGTCTTTTCAACATATCGACATTTGCCACTAAACGAAACCTCAGTAGGTGTGCCGTAGATATCAAAGCTTCCTTGTAATTTGCCTGTAACATCAGTTGACAGCACAAAGTCAGGAATAGGGGCAAGCTTCATAGGCTCACCCCCGTATACATGAATCCAGTTGCACGTATTAGTGATATTGCTGTTTGGTTGACAGGATATCCATTTATGATGATCTGACCTGTGTCAGTGCTAAGACTTAAATCACCAAGAGAGAAGCCGGTAAAACCGCTTCCGTCATATCCCACGATTCCATCAGCAATCAGACAACAGGCTCTTGCGAGCTTTTCGTCCTGGAATTCCGTCGTGTCCTTGATTTTGTAGAACGTGATTGCGTCGATGATTTCGCTTGCGGTTTCAAGGTCTGGTGTTCCTGTGCCGCCGTATGTGTCTGTGTAGTATTCGATTGTTGCGTACATTTTCCCACCTCATAACCGTTCTTGCTAAACCATTCTAACAGCCACTTGTCATCAGTTTCGCCTACGCCATTTTCAAACTGAACACCTGCTGTAACGCCGTTATAGTCCTTTACCTTAGATTTAACTTGCACTTACAACCACCTCAACATCTGTGCGTGTGAGATAGTCAAAGGCTTGCAGGACGTCGCCGCCCTGCACCTCTGTATAACCTTTGCCATCAAAATACGCCAAGAGATTTGCGTCGTCATAAGCGACTGCCGCCACGCCGTTGATAAAGTCAGCGCCATATTCGGTGTTGTGCGCTTCGTTAGGTGCGTAGATTCTTGGCATTATTATTCACCTCAGATTGCGATCTTTCTAAATGCGCCGGCGGCTCTTGTTGCCTTAAGCGCCATTGCGGATACCATTTCGACTGCGCCATACTGTACAGAAGCGGCATCAGTGAAGTCAGGCAGATAAACGTCTACAAGGTCATTGCCCAAAGGTGAAACACCGTGTACACCGTCCATACCGATTCTTGCAGCATAGATTGAAGTCTCGCCTGCGGTCGTCGGGATTATAGGATTAGCAGTGCCGGGCTTGTCGCCTACTGTGACAAATGGAATGCCTGCGTAGTTGGTTACTTTCTGTCCGAACTGGTTGATGTCGGTCGTAAATGAGTTCGAGCGTCTTGCGATACCGTTCATGACTGCCATCAAGTTACGATTGACAAGAAGCATTGACGGTGAACCATCAAGAGTAGCAAGCCATTTATCGAGTTCGTCCATGAATGTTTTGAAGTTAGCGTCAATGTTTGCCGATGTTGACAGGTCAATAGCGGCTACTGTGTTAGCTTCGGTTGAAGACCCTGTGATAGCCTTGTTCAGACCGTCGAATGCGTTAGCGTCTACGCCTGAATCGCCATTGATGAATAGGTCAGCCCATAAAGCCTTGACAGCCTGTGTTTTCTGCTCAATCTGGAAAGCCTGCTGGTCAAGGAAACCCTGCTGGTATTTCTGGATTACTCTGTCAATACCAAACTTGCCACCGAGCACCTTAAGGTTAACGGTATACTGTGTTACTTTGGCTTCCTGAGCGTCGTAGTCGGCGTTTATTGCACGAGTCGCGGCAGTAGGTAGTGTAGTGACACGATTGTAAGAATAAGCCAGTGTCGAGCCAATAGGCGCAACGGCGTTATCAAACACCATCATGTCAAGGATAGGGTCTTTTCTAAACTCATCAATAACTGATTGAACAAGTTTGTCCTGTGTGAATTTTGCGGCATCTGCCAGTGTAATAGCCATGTGTTATCCTCCTAGTTTCATGCGTTCAGCGATTGCTGATCTGATTGTTGGTTTCTCCGGTTTAGATGCGTCCGGTTTGGCTTCGCCTACCTTAAACGCTTTCTTATCTTCTTGCTTCCATTCAGGATAAGAAGATATGACCTTTTCGATAGCTTTCTTTGTCGCTTCTGCGTCCGGTTCGTCAGGTAGTTCAGCAAGTTTCAAGATGCTGTCTATTCTGTCAGTTCGCGCGCCAAATTCTAATGCCGCAATTTTAGCTTCTGTTTCAACAACACGCCTGTTTGCGGTTTTAACTTTGGTTTCCATTTCCTTAACAACAATTGCAGGGTCATTTTTCTTCTGTTCCTCTTTGTAAGACGCAAGAGCCTTTTCTGCTTGCTCTTGTGACAATCCCTGCTGTTCAAAATAAGATTTGAGTGCAGAGTTTTGAGCACGTTGCGATCGTTCAGAAGCTATCCGGTCGATTTCGCTTAGCTGTTCAGGCGTAAACTTAACTTCTTCTGCTTTAGATTCCGTATTGGTCTCTACCGTTTCTACACTCCCCTGACCATCGGGAGTGTCAGCTAATAGTTGCAGGTTCATTTTCTTTAACATAAATACCTCCGTTTAATGACCGTCGTCAATTCCGTTTTAAGGCCGTCGCCTATTATTATTATAACATAAATAAAAAATCACCGTTTATGGCACTTGCCATCTTGATAGCAAGCACATTCGTCCATCAAGCATTCGCCGAAATATTGAAAAACAGATTGAGTGGTATCGTGCGAAGATAAAACGTAAACCTCTCCGTCTTCTGCTTCATGCTCAACAATATTTGGTGCGTGCGTTCGTTTGGTTGACACTTCGTTAATCAGATAAGGGCATTTCATCTCACTACCTCTCTCGCCCATTGGCGCTTAAACTCTGGATTAGCCTTGATGTGCTCTCTAAGTCGCTTGTTGTATGATTTGACAAGTAGTCTTGCCTTGGCTTGCTTGTCCGGTTCAGAAAGTCCGGCTTCTTGCCTGAGCCAATAGCGTTTTTGCCGCTCTAAATAACGTTGCTGTTGTTCTGCTTCATATCTTGCTTGTACTTCTTCTTTACTCTTTGGTTTTGGCTTACTTGAAATATCTTCAAAATATGGACTTCCCGGAACGTGCCTGCAATTAGGGTGGAATAATCCCTCTGATATAGCAGTTGACAAAAGCGGATAATCGCCCTCTGCTGATGTTCCATGAGCGTACACATCGTCTATTAGCACTCTACCTTGCCACGGTGCGCATAATGGGCATGTAGAGCCAAGAGATGCCATTATGATAAGATGCTCGCCCCATTCGTCCATGACTTGCCCTTGCGCTTCTGCGGCGCTTCTCGATAGTACTGTTCTAAGCGCCATTTCAGCGTATGAGGCAATGTTTACACGGTTGCCATTAGCGTATACGATAGAGTTGATACCTTTTGCCCTAAACTCAGCAGTAGCAACATCAACAGCGTTAAACAAATCAGCTTGACCGCCAACGTATAGTTGTGCAGCTTGTATCACTGAGTTTCTATAAATGTCCTCTGCTGTTCTGAGCGCTGAATACTGAGCTATTCGAAAGTTGCTTGCAATGTCATTTTGTAGTGCCAGTATAGCGCCAACATTAGGAGCAAATC